CGGCAGAAATTCCCAGCCTGCGCTTGATTGTTGTGAGATCTGCGTAACAATTCGACATTCAACCACCCCTGATAATCGTCACCTGATGCAGTTCCTCCGGAAAAACCGGATTCGCCACTTGACAGGAAATTTCGCTGAAAAGCTTCGCCTTCTCCTCATACCTCGATAGCCCATAATCAATCACCCCTTGAGCGAGAAAGTGAACGTCCTTGCTGCCGTTGTCTGCGCCGCAGATGCCACGATCTTGATGTACCTGTATGCATCCAGAAATGCCATATCATCCGCGCCAACCGCATAATTCCCCGTTCCGGCTGTCAAGGTGACAGCATTTCCGTCTCCGTCCTTAATATCCTGAAATGTCCCCCCACTGGTCGGAGCCGCCTGAAATGTCAGATTGGCACTATTCAAAGTGGGGACGAACAGGCCCGCCACAGCAAATCCCTCAATATCTATCTCTGCCGATGTAGTCCCATCTTTGGCAATTACTCCGGTAGTGGTCCCGTACTGTCTGCCCTTGCAGGCATAAAGAGTCACGCTCATACTCTCACCTCATCTATTGGTTGGTGCCCGCCAGAGCCGGAGTGAAGGAGGGCACCCCGGATGGCGGGCCAAATATTTATTTTCCTGAGAATTTCTCGTAAAGGCTCATCTGATCAAATTTCAGTTTCTCCTCTTTATCGAGTTGAGCCATGAATTTTCCTATCTTTGCTTTCAGCCCATCGCTGATATTTATTTCCCTCTCCTGAGTTATTGGTGCGCCGTCCTCTGCCAGCGTTCTCCACCTCACATTAGGGCCGTCCTGTTGAAAGTCGAGGTCTTTTTCCTCTTGCTCCGTGAACAGGCCTTCCACCAATTCCCTAGCCTCTTTCATGTGGGCATAATTCCAGCCCTGAATCTGCGGGATAATGTTCCTGAGTAACAGTCTCTCGAATACGTTTAATTTCATGTTTCAATCCTCCTTTAATTTGTGGGGTGATTAAGGCTCACCCCACGGAAGCCACTTTGATTAGCTATGGTAGACGTTCACGTACCAGGTGACTCCAGCCGTCGCATCCTTGAACAGTGGAATCTTGTAGTCGTTGCCTGTCTGGGCTCCGGTGGAGCCTCCGAGGTCCGCAATCGCATTGACATCGAAAATGGCTGTCAGTGCATTTGAAAAGATGTTGGTGCTGAAGCAGAACAACGACCCCGGATCGGCTCCATCATCAGCCACGTACTGCATCCGCATGCCCATGATCATCTTCGCACTCGATGCGGTGATGCCAGTCGGTACGTAGATGCCGTTATTCTGAGCGCAAATCATGTTTCCGCCCGGTACGGCTGCGGCGGCAAGGTTCACCCAGGAACTGAAAGCGGCTGAAGTCCCGGCGACAGTGCCGCTAAAGGTCACGTCTACCTCAAAAGCTCCGTAGCCATCTCCCAGATTCGGAGCGGCCAAAGAACCGGCGAAGTATCCCACTCGCCCGGTTGCGCCAGCCGCGCTCTGAGTGAATGACGGCTTTATCCCTGTTCCGGTCAGTGTCTTGGCTCCACAATCGAGCACAAGGGAGATTGAGCCGGTGCCGTAATACTGAAGGTCAATATCGTTCGAGGTATTGCCTATTTTGACGGCAGATGTTCCCAATGTGAACACGTCACCAGTGACCGAGCGGCCAACTGCCGATTCATAGAATATGAGGCTTCCCGAAGCCCACCCTGATTTGATTGCTGTTGCGGGCATTTTGCCCTCCCTCTGTTTATTCCATGCCAGAGGCTTTGGGTATGGTTTACCCCCTCCTTAAAAGAAAGAGGGGCTATGTTTCAAACCCCTCTCAATTCAACTAGGTAGCGGGAATGGCCGAAGGCATAATGGCTCCGGCGAATCTCGGATTAGACAGGATGGCGAATGCCATAATCGTTCCGACCGAGGCCGTGCCGTCAAAGTCCACAGTCACCCAGTCATAGACTGTGGTTCCGCTTGTCGGCAGTTCGTCCGCGTCGATCTCCAATACCAGCATCTTGCCCTGATAGGTTGCAGCCGTCAGGGTCAGGGTCGCAGCGGTGGCATCAGCCGCCAGGGTGTCAGCAGTGGCCGAGCCAGGAGCGGCACTTCCCAACCTGTAGTGGAAAGTCGCATCCAAAGTATCGGCGCTGTCAGTAGCTCCGCATTCCACGGTCAGCACGTTATCGCCGGTCAGTGACGCAGCAAATTGGATTATGACCGTGGCATGCCCATAACCCTTCATGGAGAACGAATCAAGCTCCGCATTGGGGTTGACATCGGTCGCCAAAGCGCAAAGCGGGATTATCAGATTTTCATTTGTGAAAAGACTCATTGTTTTATCTCCTCGTTGTTATTTGCCGGTCAGCTAGGTTCGAGTGCTGGAAAGAACCACAAACGGGCTCAAGGTGGCGCTGCCTCTCTTGGGAGTCAATGCGCTGGTCCAGGTCGGGGTTCCGTCATACCGCATGGCGAAGCGGAAAGCGGTTTCTCCGTAGTCGAAGCGGATATGAATACTGGATGCGGTCTGGATTCCGTTGGTCTTCTGGCCGATCTTGTACTGGCTGAAGTCAACGAAAGCGATGTCGCCAGCGGTTCCGAGGGCTTGACACTTTTCAGTGAAGATCACCGGGCGGCCCATCAGGGTGTTGAACGGGCTGCCGGAAACACCTCCGGCTGGCATCCAAACGGGAATTCCCCCAGTGCCCACGGCAAGGGTCAATTTTGCCAGTTGCGGGAACGTCTCAATGTTGGCTATCCAAATCGCGTTGCCGGCTCCGGCGGGATACATGCGAGCAAACATATCGATAATATTGTCCGCAATGATGGTGGCCGCTCCCTGACCGGATACGGCGGTCACGGTAACAATGGCCGGGTTGTTGCTCGAAATAGCTCCCAGAGGCATCTTTGCGCCAGTGCCGTTCAGGTAATCATCATCCTCGACGAATGCAATGGCCTGCCCGAACTTGCGGTTTACTTCAGCCTCAACCGCGATTACCGAGTCCTCCATCAGTTCATCACTGACGTAGCAAAGGCCCGTAACCTTATTCAGGGTCAAGGCGATCTGCTCATAGGTCGGATTCTTTTTGGTGGTCTGTCCGCCCTCACCAGGCCGATAGAGGGTTATGCCGCCGAAGTAGTTGCTGGAATGGTCCTTGTCCACATCAGCCGAGAAGGTAATCCGGTTAGATGCCATCGGCTGGATAGAGGCACGAGGCCGAACGATGGAAGTCTCAAGGGACTTCTGAATCAGTGTCTTGGAATACTCAACAGGTACAAGATATCCACCCTGTGCTCCGTCCCCCTCTTCCATGTTTCCGGCAGTTCTTACGGCCAGATTCCACTTCCTCAGTTCCTCACTCATACCGTTGTTGGTATCGGCTCTCATCACATCGCGGAGGAAGTGGCCGCCGCTCTTGAATCCACCCATAGGAGCGGAAAGCAATCTCTCTTCCTCGCTCGCGCCTGGGATCATCCGGCCTTCCGGTTTCATAGGCTCGGGATTCTTCAGTTCATCCTCGGAAATCCGATTGATCTTGATGTAGGAGTCCATGCGGCCTTCTACCGCGTCCATTTCGGCAGTCACAGCATCGAAACGGGCCTTTTCCTCGGGGTTCATCGCCCTCTTTTCGGTCTCGGTCTTAACCAAGATCGCGTTTCCCTCATCCTTGAGGGTCTTCAGTTTCCGTCTGAATTCCATTACTTTAAGCATCTATTTCTCCTGTATTTTTCTTTTATTTGCGTAGCTGGAACCTTTGCCGCGCTATCTCCAAACCTCGAAGAGTCTGAGTCAACACCTCCGGCCCCTCGCTGCCCGGTTTCACGCGCTTCATCACGTCGTTAAAATCAATCCCGCGAGCTTCCATCATTGATCGGGATATAACGTCTGTCTGTGGGTATGCAGGGAATGTCACTGGCCCCACATCAGCCAATTTAGCCCTGAGCACATGGCGCTCGACGTTCCGTTTCTTCCCGTCCCACATCGCCATAAATGCTTCCATCGCAGCGACTTCCTTTCCGTCAACGAGCCATCGTTCATCTGCCTTGTTTTGAACTCGGAAAATAATTGAGCACTGGCTGATATCTCGCCGTCCGATGCTCACAAGCAAATCCCTCGCATAGCTGGTGTCCGGGGCATCTACTTCGTAATACACTCCGGCCACGTCTTCGCTGATCCTGAGAGTCCCCGATTTGTTTCGGCCTAGAATGAGAGTTGGAGTGTGGTTAATCAGAGACCGGATATCATCATTTTTGATGGTCTCAGTGAAAGCTCCGGGGAGAAACTTCTCCCTGAACCCTCCCAAATCCTCGCTGAATTGGTTAAATACAGTGGCGTGCCCCACTATCTTGGGTTGTTTGCTGTCCCCTTCAGCCCTAAGCTCGAATGGGAAAAATCTTTTTTCGTTTTCCATGTTTTTCTCCTGTTTTCAGGCATTAAAAAAGGGCGCTTATTTGCGCCCCTTCGTGGTTCTCTATAAGTTTTCTTTATGCGGGTAAGTCTCGGCATCTATTGGCAAGGTTCTGAGGTTCCCAAGTCATAACCATTTCCTCAACCGTTCCCAGATTCAAACATCCAGATAAATCCCTTTTGTGGTCTGCGATGTATTCACCTGAACACAATGCGACGTGATCCCTTGCCTTTACAACATCCGCGCCCGTTGCCTGAGATAATGCCTCTGCCGGCGTTCCCATGCGCTTCTCTATGGTGTCCGTGAGTGTCCGGTAGTAGTCGTTCACCCAAACCCCAAACCCCTTGAAATCATCCTCCCCAAAGCATCGTTTCGCTGCCCTGAGAACATCCCGAGATTCCTTCTCCATAATCTCCCGCGCCGCCTCACGGAATACAGGCTCAAACGCCCGGGAAAGATCAGTCTTTGGAGCCGGTTGCTCGGCCTTCGGCGCTGACCTCTCTCCGATCGGAGCAAGATTTAACGGTATCCAGTGTTTATCAGCCGCCGGATCGTCAACCGGGTTCTCATTATCAATAGCCCTTAGATCGTTGATTGAATATTTACCGATATTGAACATGGCCGTCTGATATGCCGCCCTCGCCGCCGCGTCGCCGCGCATCAATCCGTTGAGGCTAAACTCCGCAAAATACTCCCGCCGTTCATCCTCTCCCAGAAGTTGCAGAGAGAATCGAGACTCCCAGCGCCTAAACCACGGCATAACGTCATTTACAAAATCAATGCCTTGAGCTTCGATGTTTGAATATGTCCCTGTCGTGAGTTCAGCCCCGACCTTGTTTGGCGGTATGCCGTACCATGCGGCAACCTGTCGGGCTGTGAAGTTGCCAGTCATCAGGAATTGGGCTTCCTCCGGCGGTATGCCAATCACCTGAAAGTCCATGCCGTCCTCAAGGATCGCCGTCCGGTGAGAGTTATCGAGCCCTTGATACATGGCTTCCCACGAGGCACGCACTCGGTCCCCGACCTCTTTCTTCATGGTCTGACCAATGGGTAGCTTTAGCACCCCAGAAGGTCGAGAACCATTCGAGAAAAACGCGGAGCCGAATTTCTCCACCGCCATTCCGAGGCCGATTGTCTGCCTCGCAAGAGAGATCGGCGAGTACCCAGCCACGCCGTTGTATCCCATGAAGGGGATATGCAGCACGCGGTAACTTGGTAGTAAAACATCACTATTGAACTTGTCCGGCAGTCGATATTGATACCAGAGCTTGCCGTCTACTCGCTTAATATCAACCATCTTGTCCGGTCTGAGAGGCCAGAGAGCCATCACGTTTCCATCGGGCCCCCACTGGATTTCAGCGTAGGCATTGCCCCACGTTCCGAGATGACCCTGAAGCGTTTCCCTGAATTGGTAGCTGGTCATTTCGGGATTGGCTACATCGTGAATGATCGTATATAACGGATGATCGACGGCCTTTTCCTTCCCTCTGGGAATCCGGCGATAAAATTCAAAAGGAACCTTTGCCACTGTCTCGGCCAGGATTCGCACACAGGTAAAAACAGGAGCGTAATTGAGCGCCGAAGTCTCGGAAACACTGACTCCGCTATAAGCCGGAATTCCGGTCACGGCCAAATCCATTGCCTTGTCGAGGTCATCCAGCGAATAACGCTTCTCGGGTTCGGCCTGATTACGCCTCAGAATCTTATCGAATATGCTCATATCAATTCCTAAAAGGTGATAAGTCCGCGCCCTTCGCGCTCGTAAACGCTGCGGGTGTCTTTGCTGTTCTGCGCCCTTGCAAATGCGGCTATCAAGGCAACCGCTCCATCTATCTTGTTCTGTGGGAATTCCTTCCGAGGCATCAGGTTGCCTCGTTGGTCCTCTCTTGCCACCACGTTAGAAATCTGCCAGCGTAACGCCGGGTCCCCGTTGTGGTGTAGCTTTTTAGACAGGACTGCCGCTTCTACCGCCTTCATGGGCTCGCTGAAGTTCTTTGGGTTCATCCCGTAGTCAACCATCGGGAATCCCTCATTTTGCAGGCGAGTCGCCATCTCGGTCATGTGGAACGGATCGTATATGCACTCGATGATCTGGTGGTCCGATCTGTGGGCAATCAAATCGTCCTCGATGAATTCATAGTCGGTGATATTGCCGGGTGTGGTGGTCATCCACCCGTCTTTTACCCATCCCTGATAATGTGTCTTGTCTGCGCCCTCAAGGGCATCCTCTGGGAGCCAATGCTGGCAAAAGATGTAATAGTGATCGCCGCGCTTGAACATCCGCAGAACGGGCATTATGTCGCTTCTGGACGCTGCGTCTATCGATATCCAGCACTGTTCGCCCTTGAATTGTGAGATATCGAGCTTTACGTCCCGGCACGCATCCCATGCCGCAATATTCATCCATGCGACTTTCGCCTGCA